CCTCAGCGGCGGGTTCTTCCGGGGAATTCAAACGGGCGTTTGAAAAATCATGGGTCTGATTTACCTTCTGTTCGTTATGGGGACAGGTTTTGTTCGGGGTGGGCTCGATGCTGCTAATGGCTGAGGTGACGGCGGAAATGGGTGCTGAGCTGAAGAAATCGGCTCATGCTCAGGGCATTCCGATTGCGGAGGAGATTGGGCGCAGATTGGAGCGGTTGGAGAGGCTTGAGAGTGGGGATAGCGGCGGTCAGATGCGGGTTGACGATACGATGTTGCGGGCTATCGACAGGATAACCTCTGCCGATGTTTACGACATAATCGAGAAGGCACAGCGAAGACATGGGCGCTAGAGGACCTAAGGCAGCGGTAGCTCATGGCCTAACCGTTATTGGTAACGGCGGGGTTGAGACGGTCAGGCGGCACGACCCGCCGGCTGAGCTAACTGATGAGATGGCCGAGGAGTGGCGACGGATTGTCAGTCATCTTCCGGCGGACTTCTTTCGGGTCGAAGCTTTGCCTATGCTGGCACAGTATTGCACTCATATCGTCCGGGCCCGGAGGCTTCGTTCGCTTCTTTCGCGTATGGAGCGGGAGGGTGGTTTCGACCCTTTAGCGTATGGTCGGCTGTTGGATGCTGAGGAGAAGCAAAGCCGCTCGATTTCGAGCTTGGCTACTCGCATGAGGCTTTCGCCGAAGAGTACCTATGACAGAGAAAAGAAAAAGGGCCCGGTCTTCCAAGGCGAAGACGGCCCTCTCTGGGCGTGACTTCTGCGGCGATGACATCATCGGATGGATACAGGACCATTGCCGAATTCCTGACGGCGCTGGAGTCGGCAGTCCGGTCAAGCTGCGGGATTGGCAGTGCGATGAGATCCGCAAGATATACGACAATCCGGCTGGGACTAGACGTGCTCTCATATCCTTTGGCCGGAAGAATGCTAAAACTACATTGGCAGCATTCCTGCTTCTTGCTCACCTGGTTGGAAAACCATCGAGGCCCAATTCACAGCTCGTTAGTGCGGCGCAGTCAAAAGAGCAGGCAGGCGTCATATTCGCATTGGCGGCCAAGATCGTCCGAATGTCGGAGAAGCTGAGCAAGGCGATAACGATTAGGGACCATACTAAGGAGCTGTATTGCCCGGCTCGGGGTACGCTGTATCGGGCCTTGAGTGCGGATGCCAAGACGGCTTACGGGCTGAGCCCTAGCTTTATAGTCCATGATGAATTGGGACAGGTGAAGGGGCCTAGGTCTGAGCTTTATGAGGCTCTGGAGACGGCGGTAGGGGCTCATGCCAATCCGTTGTCGATAGTCATCTCCACGCAGGCTCCTACTGATGGGGACCTGTTATCGGTTCTGATAGACGATGCCATCGCAGGCCACGACCCAAGGACCGTGGTGAGCTTGTATTCGGCTCCGGATGATCTGGACCCGTTTTCGGAAGAGGCTATCAGGGCGGCTAATCCGGCGTTTGGAGACTTCCTGAACGCTAACGAGGTTCGGGCTCAGGCGGCAGACGCCAAGCGGATGCCTAGCCGGCAGAATGAATATGAGAACCTGATTCTCAATCGGAGGGTCGAGAAGCGGGCTCCGTTCATCTCACGGGCTTTGTGGAATGAGTGCGCCAAGACGGTGGCGGAATACGGTCCGGAGCTACCGCTATATGGCGGGCTGGATCTGTCGGAGGTGAACGATCTGACGGCTCTGGTTCTGGTAGGCCAGATAGATGGCATCTGGCACGTTAAGCCGACGTTCTGGTTGCCTGAGGAAGGGCTGTACGAGCGGGCGAGAAAGGACAGGGTTCCCTATGATGAGTGGCATCGTTCGGGCTATCTGGCCACAGTCCCGGGAGCTTCAGTTTCCTACGAATATGTGGCCGAGTGGCTACACGGTCTCTTCGAACGGCATAACATCGTCAAGCTGGCGTTTGACCGGTGGAACTGGCGCCACCTTCGTCCCTGGTTGGAACGTGTTGGCTTTACCGAAGAGCAGCTCGAGGAGCGGTTCGTTGAGTTCGGACAGGGCTTCCAGTCCATGTCGCCTGCCATGAGGGATTTAGAGGGTGAGATTCTTAACGGCAAGCTTGCGCATGGCGATCATCCTGTTCTTAAAATGTGCGCTTCTAACGCTGTTGTTCAGTCTGACCCTGCTGGAAATCGGAAACTATCTAAGGCGAAGTCTACAGGCCGGATTGACGGAATGGTTGCGCTTACGATGGCGATGGGCGTCGCCCCGTTGAAGGACGAGCCCATTGATGTTTCAACCATGTTAAGCTTCGCCTAGAGCGGAACTCTCGGTCATCGGAAATCCAAGCGACCACTTCGCTAATTGGCGGAAGGCCAAAGGCGATAGCGGCGCAGGCTAGGCCTATATGGAGCGGAATTTGATGCTCTCCGGTCTCATAGGCATGATAGCCATTGCGGGAGATTCCTAGGGCGGCTGCGGCTTCAGTTTTATTAAAGCCGAGCCGTTTGCGCCAAGCGAGGAGGGAAGAGGAGGTCATAGTCGGCTCACCGCTATATTGATCCAGCTTGGGTGATCTTCCGGCAAATCCTCTAGGCCATCTAGGAGCAGCATCGATTCTAAAGCTTCGGCAAGTGCTCGCTTGTCGGGCTTGGCGTCATCATCGAATGTGAACTCCACGGTTATTTCAACGGTTTGTGTCACAGCGCAACCCTCCGAAGTTCTTCACCCTCTTTCCAGGTCGAAGAGTCCGAAGGGTATCGTCTTCGCTTAGCTCCTCGACTAGGTGGCTGAATCCGCTCATTGCGGATTCGTGCTCTGCGTACCTTTCGGCCTGCCAGCGTCTTATGAAGGTTGCGACTTCTAGAAACTGGCCTTTGCCAAGGTGTTTGGCTACGAGGTATTTCATCTTCTCTCTCCGTTCTAAGGTTAGGGAGGGGCTTACGCCCCTGCCTCTGTTACGCAGTGGACCTCCATCACGAAGCTTCCTAGGTCCCAAGCATGGGAGGGGCCGAGGGCCTCCACTGTGATTGCTACGGGCTTCCCTTCCTTCTTGCTGAGCCCCATTACCTTGTAAGTTTTTTAGACCATCTGCTTTCTCCGTTTCTGATGTAGCCAATATGCCCATTAATGCGCAGGAAGTCAAGGGAAAAGCGCAAAAGAATGCAAAAATCTGATTTTTCCTGCTCATACTGTGGAGGTGTGGCGGAAACGCAACACGCGGACCACTTCATTCCCAAGCGCTTAGGCGGGGATGATTCAGAGGAGAATCTGTTTCCGGCTTGCCGCAGCTGTAATTCAAGCAAGGGCGGGAGGTCGTTTGCGGACGCCAGACACTTTCTCGTCCTGAGAAAGATAGGCTGGCCAAAGTTCACAAAGGCCCAGATCGAATGGATGCGGGAGCGTGATTTCGATCTGTCCGAATACGACGAATGCAAGCTTCATTTTGAGGAGCACGGGAAGCCAGCGTTCCCAGTCCGGCGAAAGACACAAGCTCAAATTCCGCCTTACGAGGTAAGGCGAGGCATTAATGGGCGGTTCGAACGCCTTCCTGCCTCCGTCGCCTTACCAGCGTCCGCCTTTTTCCAAGGCGTCAGACTCTAGGGAATAACTCTATGACAGTTCTACATAAAGTCACGGTAGCCAAGGCTACCGGGGATGACCCGCTTTCGTTCGTCCTATCCGATGACACCAAGGATCGGATGGGCGATGTTATCGACCCGAGCGGTTGGGTCCTTGATAACTTCAAGCGGAACCCGGTTGCCCTGTTCAATCACAACAGCTCCTTCCCTATCGGCACCTGGGAGAACGTGCGGAAGGCCGGCGGCAAGCTCGTTGGCAATCTGAAGCTAGCTGCTAAGGGCACATCAGACCGCATCGATGAGATTCGAAGCCTCGTAGAGCAGGGTGTTCTGCGGGCTGTCTCTGTCGGCTTCCTGCCGGTCTTGTCCAAGGCAATGGACGATGGCGGGACCCGCTACGTAAAAACAGAGCTTATAGAGACTTCCCTAGTCAGCATCCCGGCAAACCCGGCAGCTATTCAGCTGGCCAAGTCTCTCAACGTTTCCGACGCCACGATGGACCTTGTCTTCGGCGAGTCTGCCAAGCGGGACCGGGTCAACAAGGGCGCGGATAAACCCGGCGAGTCCGCCATTCCGATGAAACTTCATAAGGGCGAGCAAATCCTCAGCCCGAGGCAGAAATCTCCAATGAAAACCATCTCCAAACAAATCGAAGAGCGACAGGCTTTGCTTGTCTCCCTTCAAGACCAGCTTGCCGCTAAGGTGGCGGAGTTGGACGGCTCGGACGAGCCCGACATTGTCTCGCTTGCCATTGACGAACTCAACGGCCAGATCGAGAGCAACCAAAAGACCTTGAGCCAGCTTCAGCGGGCGGAACAGTCGCTTGCCAATTCGGCTCCGCAAATCGTGGCCCGTGAAGCGACTGCCATTGAGGCGGCTCCTCGGCGTCCCTGGGCTGCGCCCAAGAAAGAAATCAAGCCTATCGACCACCTGTTCCGTTCGGCTGTGGTTGCTGGCGTTGCCAAGGCCCAAGGCCGCGACCCGATTGCGGTTCTCAAGGAACGCTATGGCGAGGACATCCAGACCAAGGCGGTTCTTGACATCGTGACCCGTGCGGCTTCGGCCCCGGCTCTGACGACAACGACCGGCTGGGCGGCGGAACTCGTTCAGACTGCGTTCCTGGACATGATTGACAGCCTGCTGCCGGCGTCCGTCTATCCCGGTCTTTCTAGCCGGGGGCCAAAGTTCACCTTTGGTCGCAATGGTATCGTCAGCATTCCCGCCCGCACGACCTCAACCACGGTTGCTGGCTCGTTCGTTGCCCAGGGTGCCCCGATTCCGGTTCGGCAGGGCGCCTTCACCGCGACCACGTTGACCGTGAAAAAGATGGGCGTCATCACCTCGTTCAGCCGTGAAATGGCTGAGCACTCCACCCCGGCCATCGAGGCAGTTCTTCGCCAAGCCATCATTGAGGATACCAGCGTCGCCATTGACACTGTGCTTCTCGATGCCACGGCTGCGAGCGCAACTCGCCCGGCGGGCCTCAAGAACGGCGTCTCTGGCCTAACGGCGACGGCGGGCGGCGGTCTTGCTGCTCTCGTGGGCGACGTTAAGCAGCTGGCTGGCGCTCTTATCGCCGGCAGTAACGGCCATCTGCGTGACCCTGTCTGGATCATGAACCCGATTCAGGTTCTGAGCATTCAGTTTCAGACCAATGCGAATGGGCAGTTCATCTTCCAGGACGAAATCGCTCAGGGTCGGTTCCGTGGCTATCCGCTCTACCAGTCCACGACCGTTCCTTCTGGGACCGTGTTCTTGATTGATGCGGCGGACTTCTTCTCGGCCACGGGCGACACTCCGGTGTTCAATGCTTCGGACACCGCAACTCTGCACATGGAAGACACCACGCCGCTTGCTATCGGCACGGCTGGCTCTCCTAACACTGTGGCGGCTCCGGTTCGCTCTCTCTACCAGACGGACAGCCTTGCTATTCGTATGACCTGGGACCTGAATTGGGCCATGCGGCGCACGGGCGTCATTGCCTGGACTTCCTCGGTTACTTGGTAAGCTTAATGCGGGCGGCAATCGTGCCGCTCGCTTCTCTCGCAATAGGAGGCCTAAATTGGCCGAAGACAAGAATGCTCCGCAGCGTCAAGAGCTGCCGGTGAATAAGGGTGCCCCCGGGGTTGCACAGCCTCGTGCCCCTGAGCAGGACCAAAAGGCAGCTGCCGATGCTCACAAGGCTCGGAAAGCCCAATACGATGCGGAGAAGAAGGCGGTAGCCTCTTATCCGCAACAGAGTGGTGACGAAGGCGGGAAGCCTACGCCCACTCAGGCTGAGAACGACGAAATTAGGGCAGGCCTACGTCATCCCGACGATAAAGAGGACGACGGGTCCGGCCCCGACTACATCCATCAGCGGGTTGTTCGGCGTGTTGACGCTGACGATCCCAAAGGCAAATACGAGACGCGATAGGCTACGGTTCCCGTTCCCGTGAGTCTTCTCTCTCGTATGCTCTCCCCTTTCAGGTCTAAGGGCCTGGAAGGGGAGTATCGCCCCGGTCCATACTATCTGCCCTACGAAGGCGGATGGCTGTCTGCTGAGGCGGGCCAGTATTTGAATTGGTGGCAGATGGGCTACAACGTGACGAGTGGTGGCGCTAGCGCCATGCTCGAAGCTTGTGTCTCCCGCTACGCCCAGACGGTCTCAATGTGTCCCGGAGACCATTGGCGCTCCAAGGACAATGGCGGGCGAGAAAGGGTCACTAATTCTGACCTTTCACGGATTATTCGGGCGCCAAACGATTACGAGACGTTCTCGGACTTCCTGCTCAATCTTGTTCGCGGTCTGTATATCGACGGCAATGCTTACGCTCTGGCGCTTCGCAATAACCGCTTTGAGGTAGATAGCCTCCACTTGATGCATCCGACCATGAGCCATCCTCAGGTCTATAGCGGGGAGATATTCTATAGCCTTGGCGGGAACGAGCTAATCAGCCAGAGGCTAACCGGGGCCTCCAATAATCAGTTGACGGTTCCGGCTCGTGACGTTCTGCATATTCGGCTGCATCGCACTCATTCGAATAGCCTTAAGGGCGAGTCGCCCATCAAGCACGCTGTGGCGATGGACCTTGCGACTAGCCAAGCAATGACAGCCCACAATCTGGCTTTCTATACAAATCAGAGCAAGCCATCGTTTATTATGACGACCGATGAGAAGCTGACGGCAGACCAGATCAGGCAGGTCCATGAGGCTTGGAATACCCAGACTCGGGGAGCAAATCAGGGCAAGACTGTTTTCACTAGCGCGGGGTTCAAGCCGGTTCCGATTTCCGTGAACGCCCAAGATAGCCAGATGGCCGAGATGCTGCGTATGTCCGACGAGCGGATTGCGCTGGCCTATGGCGTGCCGCTCCAGGTTCTCGGGCTCTCCGGCAAGTCCAGCGGAAGTGGCGCCGGCGGCGCTACCGCTCAGTATATGCAGGAATGGGTCAACGGCGGCCTAGGCTTTGCCCTCAATCAGGTGGAGGAAGGCTTCGGTCGATTCTTCGGTCTTGATGGCCAGCCCACCGAATACATGGAATTATCTACCGATGTGCTTCTGCGGTCGAGCCTGAAGGATCGGGTTGCGGCCTACAAGGAAGCGGTCAGCGGTTCTATAATGTCTCCCGATGAGGCTAGGGCGGCTTTCGAATTGCCTAAGACGCCAGAGGGCTCGGAGCCTCGTGCCCAGCAGCAGCTGGTCCCATTGAGCGCAGCAGGCAAGATGCCTGAGGCCCCTCCATCACCTCAAGCGCCCCCGGCTCAGCCGCAGTTGCCGGCTCCATCGGACGCTAAAAAGGAATTTGACTTTGACACAGCCGCCCTCCGAAGCCGATTCCGCAGCGCTCAGAATGCCATCGGCACAGCCGCTTGATATTCTTGCTGACGAGCTCGGAGCGGCTGCTGGGCGGATTGAACGGGAGATAAGGCTTCAGTTCGAGGCGCTAGAGGCTCGGGTTGATGCTCGGCTTGCCTCGATTGCCTTGGCCGCTGTGGAAGCGGAGAACGAGAGGCAGAGGAAGTTCGAATCTCGCCTTGCGGAGCTTAAAGACGGCAAGGACGGGCGGGACGGCATTGATGGCAAAGACGCTGACGTTGAGCCATTGCTTGAAGCGGTGATGGAACAAGGGCGCCACTTATCTGACGTTCTTACTCGTAAGGTTGACGAAAGGCTGTCTGTGGTCCGCGATGGCAAGGACGGAGAGCCGGGCCCGGCGGGGGAACCAGGGCCCCCCGGCAAAGACGGATTGATGCCTATAGCCCGGGAATGGATGGCGGGCGTCCATCAGGCAGGCGCCGTGGTCGTTCGCAATGGCTCGACCTATCAGGCTATTCGCGAGACTGATGACGAGCCTCCGGCAAGCGATTGGATTCCGCTAGCGGTGAGGGGTGACAAGGGCTTCGGCTTTACCCTTCGGGGGACATGGAAAGCGGAAGAGACCTATTCACTAAATGACGTGGTGGTGGTCGACCGTGGCTCGTTCGGAGCTCTGCGGGACAATCCTGGACCCTGCCCGGGCGAAGGCTGGCAGCTGCTAGCCGGGGCCGGCGGGCGCGGCAAGGAAGGGCCTCCGGGGCCGCGAGGCGAGAAGGGAATGGATGGCAAGTCTCTGGCAATCGTTAAGCTCGAAGCTGACCCGGATTCGATGCTGCTGCGTATCGTTGACGGGTCTGGCAAGGTTCACGACCTAGACCTTGAGCCTATCGCCCAGCAGATTCTTGAGGCGGCACGATGAGAACGGTTTTGCGTCTCGTCACGCCAGCAACGGAGCGTGCGGTAGGCCTGAACGAGGCCAGAAGGCACCTTAGTCTGGACGACGATATGTCATCGGACGACCTTGTAAACCTGTATCTGGAGGCGGCAGAGCAATCCTTGGCCTATGTCGGAAGGGCTCTTAAGCCTGCCACCTATGCTCTGGACGTTTACGGCTATCCTCATCCCGTTATTGAAATCCCGATGCCTCCGCTGCGGGCTGTTACGCTTGTGCAGGCTTCGAGCGGGGCAACGGGTTCACTTGCGACGGTAGACCCGGCTAACTACTCGCTTGAGACAGAGGTAACGGGACGGAGCCGGCTTCGCATGGCTCCTGGCTATATTTGGCCCTATTTCGCCTCCGGCTATGTTACCGCCTCCGTCACCTTCACGGCGGGCTATGACACGGTTCCGTCTGCGCTACGGGCGGCCATTCTCTTGATTGCGGGAAGCTTGTTTGAGAACCGCTCTGAGTCTTCGCCCGTTCCTATGACCAAGCTGCCGTTTGGAGTCGATGGGCTGGTCTCTCCCTATAGAGACGTTTCGCTGATGTGAGGATGAAATGGCCAAGCGATACAGGTTTGAGAAAGACTATACCCATCTGGTTCGTGACCCAAAAAGCGGAGTCCTTACTGGTCATGTTCACTACCCTGCTGGCCACGAGGGCCTGCTGAAGGATGAGCACGTGGAGGGCGCTGACGCTGCTCAAGCCGGTTCCGTGACTGAAGAGGATGGCAATGGCGATAAATCTTCAAGCCGGAAATCTAAGGCATCGGATTAGGTTTGAGCGGCAGGGCGTTCCAATTCCTGATGGGGCTGGGAATGTCACCAAGGTTTGGGAAAGCTTCTGCCAACGGCGGGCTCAGATAAGGGGCGTTCCTGTCACGAATGCTTCTGCCGAGACCATCATCCAGGGGCGGCTAACCGGAACCGCCTTTATGACCATCACGGTCCGCTACGATGGTCAGACGAAGACGCTGGCGGCTGACGACCGGGCGGTAAGTATCGAAGACGGGACAGTGTACAACATTCGGTCAGCCTTAGACTTAGACGGGGACCGGAGATGGATAACCATTGACGCCCAGAAAGGCGTTGCAACGTAAGGAATCTCTAAATGGTAGACCTAACAATTACAGCGGCCAGTGTGCTTCCTGGTTCTAGTGCTGTGGTAGACCGCAGCGGCACCTTCGGTGAAACCGTTACGGCAGGGCAGGCGGTCTATAAGTCTTCCACGACCCACAAATGGCTCAAGGCTGACAGCAATTCGGTCACTCCGGAGGCTCGGCAAGCTATCGGGATTGCTTTGAACGGCGGGGCTGTCGACCAGCCTGGGGCGGTCCTTACTCGGGGTGATGTTACAATTGGGGCCACCCTGACGGCTGGAACGGCATACTACCTGAGCGACACTCCGGGGGGCATCTGTCCGTTAGCCGACGTTGGCGCTGGCGAGTATGTCTGCGAGATTGGCTTGGCCAAATCCACTTCGGTTCTGGCTGTCGACATTCAATTCCCGAACGTCAGCCTCTAATGGCCAGCACGATACAGAACCGGGCTCGGCTTTATCAGAAGCTTCAGAAGCTGGCCGGCGACGCTGTCGTGCAATACGTTGACGATGCGGTCCGGGGTGCTGCTGATGAGATAGTCGGGCGAATGCAGTTCAATGTCCCAAAGAGAACCGGGACGCTGGCAGACTCAATCCATTATTACCGTGTAGCTCTGATGCGCTATCGCATCTTTGCCGGCGGCAAGGAGACCAGGAAGGACGGCTATAACTACGCTCTGGCTGTTGAGTTCGGGACTCACAAGATGGGCGCGGAACCTTTCTTCTTCCCGACCTATCGGTCAGCAAAAGCCAAGGCCCGAAATCAAATCAAGGCAGCGGCACGCAAGGGGATTCAGTCAGTAGCTAAATGAGCGAACCCTCATTAGCCCTACAGCGGGGCATTTACTCTGCTCTTGCATCTGCGTCAGCGGTAAACGGTCTCATCAGCAATCGCGTCTATGACCGCGTCACATCGGATGCGCCCTTCCCCTATGTCCGAATCGGAATAGACCAGACAGTAGCTGAGGACCAAGACTGCGTAGAAGAATGCGTTGAGGTTTTCGCCCAGGTTGATGTTTTCTCACGCTCTCAGGGCAAGGTCGAGGCGAAGAATATCGCGGGGGCAATCGTTCGGGCTCTTAACGCCGGCACCATCAGCATCGAACCGGAATACACTCTACAGGACTTCCGCCACGCAGATACGCGATTCTTAGATGACCCAGACGGCTTATCGACTCATGCCGTTCTAAGCTTCCGCGCCTTAATCGAATCATCGGGTTAACGGAGAATAATCAATGGCACTCGCTACAACGGTTCCCTTCAAAAACTTCAAGGTGTTCCTCGGCAACGGGGCTACTCCTGAGGTTTTCACTTCGCCTTGCGGTCTGACCTCGGCGGGGCTGACCCTTAGCAAGGACACCAATTCCACGGTAGTTCCTGACTGCACGGACCCTGATGCGGCTGCTTGGGTAGAACGGGATGTGGTTTCGCTTAGCGCAGCCATTTCGGGTTCTGGCGTTCTGGCGACGGAAAGCCTTGCGACCTGGGAAGCGGCTTTCGTCAGCACGAGCCCGGTTAATGTTCGCATCCAAGTGGATGTTCCTACCGTGGGCGGCTACTGGACGGGTGCATTTCATCTTACCCGCTTTGACCCTGCCGGCACTCGTGGCAATCGGGTTGGCGTGACCATCGCAATGGAAAGCGATGGGAACGTGACTTGGGTTGCTGTGCCGTAATGTCCCGCGATGCCAAGGTCAGTCTCGAATGGGCTGATGGTGAATATGATTTCAAGCTCGGCATCGGAGAGCTTCGGGAGCTTCAAGAGAAGACCCGAAGGGTAAGGAACACCAAGGGCGAATGGGAATACGTTAGCCCAATGAAATTGTTTTACCGGCTGTCCAATGATGAATGGCTGATTGATGATGTGCGGGAGCCTATTCGGATTGGCCTAATCGGGGGCGGCATGAATCCGATAGAGGCGGCAAGGCTCGTCAAGCGATATGTGGATGAGGTTCCGGATTGGACCCTGAACTGTACGGTAGCGGCCAATGTGGTTGCGGCGGCTGTTATTGGTGTGGAGATTGAACCCTTGGGAAAACGGCAGGGAGCGAAGAACAAGACGGAGCCGATGAGCGACTCTTCTTCGCTCCATTCTACGCCAATGCAGCAGTAATGCAGATGCCTCCGTCTGAGATGCTTCGCCTGTCGCTCTGGGAATTTGCCGCGATGGTGCATGGCTGGAACAAAGCAAACGCCCCGGCAGACAAGCCAGAGCCATTGGACGAAGAGACTGAAGAAGAACTCTTCGAGTTCATCAACGAGAAGCCTATTTGGGTGAACTGATGGCACAAGACCTAGAGCAGCTATCCGTTTCCCTTGGGGCGAAAATTGATGACTTCAAGAAGGGGATGCAGGAGGCTGTTCGAGAGTTCGATACAGACGCCAATCAGATTGAACGGAGGAATCAGCAGCTAACCGAGAATATGTCTCGGCAGATGCAGAGCACCGCGACTTCTGCTAGGTTCTTGGCCGGTGTTCTTAGGACAGCTTTTTCGGTCTATGCCATCCAGCAATTTACATCAGCTGTTCTTGATGCGAACAAGTATGTAGCAGAGCTTGCCAGAACCTCAGACATTGCGAGAGTCTCTACGGAGAGATTGCAACAAATCCAATTTGCAGCGAAGAGACTGGGCGGCGCTGACCCGAATGATGTTAGCAAGGCTGCTCGCGATCTATCGCAACAAGCCTACAAGGAGGCTCGTGAGGGCGAAGGGGAACTTACCAAGTTCCTTGAAGCTAATAACATGAAGCTGACGGACAGGAACGGGAAGGCTAAGGACTTTAACCAGCTGATGGTAATGGCGGCGACGTTGCTGCAAAGGGCCTCAACCGAAGCGCAAGCGATTGATATAGGCAGACTATTTCATCTTAGCGATGAGATGGTCAAGGCGCTGGAAAAGGGACCGGGCGCATTCAATAGAATGCAAAACGGAGCCAAGGAAGCCGGGGCGGTTATAAGCCAAGACATTATAGACAAGGCCAAGGTCTTTGACGAGGCGTGGAACAATTCTTGGAGCAAGTTTCCGACTTACGCTAAGGCTGCTGCCGTTCAAGCCTTGGCTGCTCTTGAACCTTTAGGCACTTGGTTAGAAGCAGTGTTTTCTAAGCTCCCCGGCTTTGGCATGAAGGTTGGCCAAGCGATTGGGGCATTTAATAGTGATGAGCGTCAGGCTGAGCTAAGAGCAAGGAAGGCCCTCACGGCTGGTCTGCTCCAATATGAGCGGGATAATTCGCCCATTCGTGGCGTCTCTGGAACTGAACAATACGGTCCTAACCTTCCTTCGATAAACGATCCTAAGAGGGGTGGCGGAGGGGCGAAGACTGACGATCTAGAGCGTGCCGAGAAGGCCATGAGGCGGCAAACTGTTGCTCTAGATGCTCAGGCGGCAGCCTTGGGTAAGGCCGGAACGGAAGCAGCGTTCTTTGAGGCGCAGACTAAGCTTCTGGAAACGGCTCAGCTGGCTGGAATTGAGCCAACCAAAGAGCAGAGAAAGCAGATAGACGAGATTGCTGCGTCCTATGCCAAGGCCGCAGAGCATCTAAAGGAAATGAAGCTAGAGACGGACTTGGCTTTTGAGCGGTCTCAGGTATTCCGCACTTCGGATGAGCAGTCAATTGCATCCCGGACCCGTGGGCTTGATCCTGATGCAGCCGAACGTGTCGCCAAGAGTATGAGGGAGATTCAGAACCTTACCGAAGGCAAGGAAATGGCGGGCTCTTTCGTTAAGGGTCTCGTCCACGACCTTGAGAGCGGTGTTAAGGCCGGTCAGGCTCTAGAGAACCAGCTTAAGCGTATAGCCGAGAAGCTGGCAGATAAGGCAATTGATAGCCTGATTTCTACGGCATTCGGCGGGCTGTTTGGCAGCGGAGCAGGGGGTGGCGGTCTTCTGAGTACTGTATTCCATAGCCAAGGCGGCTGGGCTGGGCAGGGGCCGAAGTCTCTTGTGCCTGTATCGGCTTTTGCCGGGGCTAGGCAGTTTGCGACGGGGGGCGGGATTCCTGCCATCCTACATGCTGGCGAGATAGTCCTAAACAAGGCCCAGCAGGCTAACGTGGCGAGGGGCCTGACTACCAATAACCAAGGACCGATAAACCTAACGCACGCTCCTGTAATAAACGGGACGGGCCTATCGGCTGAACAGGTCTATGCGGTCATTCAGCGGAGCCAGAAAGACTTCTCTCGGCAGATAGGTCCTATCTTTCAAAACTGGCAGATGCGGCACGGCTGATGGGCTTCTTTCCTTCTGCTCGGGCTCTGGACCTAAAGGGCAACCTAGTCCGCTGTGACCTCTTGGTGATGTTTGACTTTGTCTCCGGGGCCATACGGCTCTGGCAGGGTCACGGAACCCTCCACACGCTAGATGGAAACGATTGGCGAGGCATCGGAGAGCTCGGCCAGATAGGCGACTTAGAGAGCACGCTGGCGGGCGATGCGCCTCAGGCAACCTTCACCCTATCCGGGGTGAATCCGGCCATTCTGGCAGAGGCCATGAATACCTCTGAGGAGGTTTATGGCCGAGACGTTAACGTCTATATTCAGTTCTTCGACGCTGCCTTCCAGCCACTTGATAACCCCTATGTCTGCTGGGCAGGAATGATGGATGTGATGCACGTCAAGCACAACGTCGATACCTGTACGATTGAGCTAACAGCGGAGAGCCTGTTCTTTCGGAGAGCCTTGGCGCCGCTTGGAACGCTATCAGACAGAGACCAGCAAAGGTTCTATCCGGGCGACACGGGCTTGCAAGTTATGCCTACGATGGTTGCGAAGTCGGTTCTATGGCCGGTCATCGGCATCCAGCCGTAGCGGACGATCTACAGAACTTCATTAAGAGCGGAGCGGCCCTGCCTTTTGATTGGGTAAGCTGTAACTGTGGCTTTTGGGTTTGCGATTGGATAAGAGCCAAGACGGGCCTGGACCCGGTTCTGAAGCATCGGGGCAAGTTCACGAGCTCGATGGGCTTCCAGCGGTTCATAGTAGAGTGCGGCGGGGCCGAGGCCTTCTCTCGGTCTGTGGCAACTCGGGCTGGATTGAAAGAAACGGAAGACCCTAGCCGGGGCGATGTGGGGCTAGTGGTAACTGGCTCGGGAGCTACGATGGCAATTTGCATGGGGCAAGGCAGATGGGCTGCCAAGAGCCAAGACGGAGTCTGCATAGCCAGCTTTCCGCTGATTACCGCTTGGCGGGTCTAAATGCCTGTTGCGATTGCGGCGGCTATTGCTGCGCTTATACCGGCAACGGGCGCCACCCTATTCACGATTGGAACCGGAGCGGCAGCTACCGCAATCACCACGGCTGGAATACTTGGGACCGGCATAGCTGCGGCCCTTTCTGTCGGGGCTTCGTTCGCTCTCAATAAGCTAACGGCCAAGAAGCCCCAGAGACCTGACCCGCAGATAAACCAGCTTACGGTCAAGCAGGCTACTCCATATCGTTCCCGCATCTATGGAAGGGTCAAGACCGGCGGGGCGGTGTTCTTTGAGGTAGCGGCCCCGGCTGAGCACGCAAACCTTGTTATCGCTCAGGTCATCTGCGAAGGGCCGATTGATGCGATTGAGCAGTATTGGCTAAACGATACGTTTAGCACCAGCACTGGAGGGGCTAACGTAGCGTTGCCTTGGGGCGGCTTGATTGCCCACGAATCAAGGCTCGGGACAGATACACAGACAGCTGGGGCGCTCTTTGCTGCGTATGGTTTCGGCGGCCAACTGAAGGGTTTGGCATGGACCGGGATGACCTGCGTTCAGCCGCCAATCCCGGTGAAGCAGTTTCAATTCTACTACCCGAACGGATTGCCGGCGATTCGGACGGTTGTCCGGGGCTGCCTGCTCTACGATCCTCGGGATGGCGTAACGAGATGGACCCGAAACCCGGCTCTGATAGCCTTGGACTACCTGACGGCAAAGAAGACGGATGCGTCTGGCACTGATGTTCCGAGAGGTATGGGGATTCCGCTGTCTCGGATTAACTTGGATTCCTTCAAGGCCTTCGCTGATATGTGTGCGGGAACGGTTGCGACCAAATACCAATTCGATAGCTCGGGGAATGTGTCAGTAGGCTCGGGGACTGAGCCTCGTTATATCTGCGATGGCCAATACTACATGGACCAAGCGCCTACTGAGGTTCTAAATCGCATTCTTGAGACATGCGACGGGCATCTGTATACTCTAGCGGACGGTTCGATTGGAATTCGGGGTGGCATCTGGCAAGCCCCGACAGTCACCATCACAAATGATATGATCATTTCGGCTGACTTCACGCAGGGCAATGAAAAATACACGGTAGTAAATGAGCTAAAGATACAGATCACCAGCCCATGGTTGGACTATCAGGTTGTGGAGGGCTCTCCATATTCGGACGATGCTAATCATGATATAAACGGGGTGCTCGCTCAGGACTTCACGGTCCCGTGGGTCCAATCCTATTCGCAGGCTCGGCGGCTTGCCAAGATAACGATGGCAAAGCGGAATCCGCGATGGCGGTTCAATTCGCTGGTCTGTACCCTTGGGGCTTTGGATGCCTTGGGGCAGCAGTTCATTCACGTTACCTACTCTCCTGGGGGCGTGGAATTGATTGATGAGGATTTCTTAGTCTTGAACTTCAAACTGATAGCCGGGGGCGATAGAATGCTATGCGAGCTTCAGCTGGCTTCGATTTCATCTGATGCTTATGATTGGGACGCGGCAACGGAAGACGTTGCCCCTCCAACGTCTGGCGGCATCGTGGAAGGACCGGGGCCGGCTGGTGGCGGTCCTGCTGGGAATAGCTAATGGCTCTTGTATGGAACACCACGACGCTACCGATTCAACATGTGATGTTCGCACGCAAGAACCTGTCGCGTTCTGGTGGGCTAACGATTAGCGGGGTTGAGCAGGTGGTCCAATCGTCAACGGACTTTTGGGAAGCGACCATTGGCTTGAAGATACATAGGCCAGCCCAGCGGCTAGCCTATCGGGCCTTGATGGCTCAGAGCTATGGGCGGGCGACTGAATGGGTTATCCCGGCTTGTGACCCGTTCGGGATTCCGGCTGGGACTTCTTCGCTCCCGGACTTCTCTTTCGACAGCAGCTTTGACGACAGCTTCGCAGGAGATGATGGCTCTCCACCTTTCATCCCATCTGGCATTGGTGGCATAACCGATGCGGATGCGGACAAGGGCGACAGAACGCTAGATTTCGAGATGGTAGAGTTCGAGCAGGTCCCACTTCCTGGTCATTACTTCTCCATAGGGGATAGGCTCTACGTTATCGGAACGGTTTCCAATCTGGCTGCGCATCACTATCGCATCACGTTTGCGCCTGGGCTTCGGGCTGATGCTCCCGCTCTAACTGCGCTTGAGTTCTCTAATCCTCGCTGCCTGATGAGATTGGCCCAAGACAGTAGCGGCCAGATGAATCTGGACAGCCTCCGCTTTGCGGACATCACACTCAGCTTTGTAGAGGTTCCCGCTTGACCACCCTTGACGACATCACAGCAGACGTTAACTCGAAGATAACGACCCAGACGACGCACGATAATACTGCGCTACGGGTGCGGACTGCGCTCATCAATCTTGCTTCGCAAATCCTTGACGATGTCGCGGCTCAGAATACGACTATCACAACGGGAATTGCTACAGCCACCACGGCAGCCAATACGGCAAAGACCACGGCGGCTTTAGAGGCTCGGGCGGCTGCGCCTGCCTTTGACCTCCTGGGTTCGATGGCCTTCCGGCCCGGCCAGGGCGCCTTCGGACTTCAGAACATTAGGCCTCTGGCCCCAGGTGGTGTGGAGGATGCTCAGCTTAACGGAAGCACGGGCAATCCTGGGTCTGCCGGCAGTGTTGTGGGCTGGATGGTCTCACCCTTTATCGCGGTCATTCCGGGGTCAACGCTGACGGTGAAATATCGGCCAACGTCCGGGCTGGCCTCCGGGTCTAATCAGCCATTCCTGTTCTATGATGCGAGTAGGGCGTTCCTGGTAAGTGAGACGGGCGGTTATCCATCTGGGACATGGACTGATGGGCAGACGATTACGGTCCCTTCGACAGCCTACTTTATCCGGACGCATGTAGACTACCACAGCGCTGACCGGCTGATGCTGTGGCCGTCAACGGTTCCGACATATCTGACGCACCCATGGCAGACGATGGCTTCGGCCGTCTCCATGCATCGGCCTTGGACTGGTAGAACATGGATGTTCTGTGGCGACAGCATGGGGGCCAGCCGAACCGGGAACAGCTGGGTCTCCGATGTGGCCAAGTATCATGGCTGCAAGCAAATCAGGAACCAGGCAATGGATGGCGGGACGACCGTCACCATGATGCAAAAATACAATCGCCCGACAGACTACAGCCGGGTGAACTTGGTGGCCGGCGATTTCACGAATGTCCATGCCGTGATTACCCAGGTGGGCGTAAACGATCAATCCGTTTCAACACCTATCGGAACGATAAGCGACGCCACAACGGCTTCCACATTCTTCGGTCAATATAAGAAGTTCATCGAATTTGTGCTTACCAGCAATTCTTACCTGAAGCTTATTCTCGGCACTCCGACAGGCAACAACTTCACGACATCCAGCCGTGACGCAATCCTTCCTTATCGGCAAGCGGTCCGGGATATGTGCGACCTATATTGCTTGAGCTGCTGGGACGTTGCGAAGATTTCGCAGCTATCGCCATTCACGCAAGCTGCATATACGGCTGATGGATTGCATCCTGACTATTCCAATGAGCGATGGACGGACGGCAATCCAGCGCACCAAGCTGTTGCTCGGCAGTACGGCTCTAAGATCATGTTCGGCTCTACTCTAGCCGCTCACATGCATAACGTCTTCCCTGCGGATTGGACCGGTGATCCGTGGATCGGCGAAAGCGACAACACGTATAACCCGGAACAAATCTAACCATCTAAACCCAGGAGACCATACAGATGGCAATTCAACTTTCTACCGCAGTCCGGAACGCGATGCTCGATGCAATCGAGACGACCGTCGGCACGTCTGCCAAGATTCGCATTTTGACAGGTACTCAGCCCGCTACTTGCGCCACGGCTGAATCCGGAACCCTTCTGGTTCAGTTCTCGCTTGCCTCTGACTGGGCGGCTGCGGCTTCATCTGGTTCCAAGGCATTCTCGGCCATTACAGGCACGGCAGCGACCGGAACCGGAACCGCTGGCTATTATCGTTTGGTCGATTCCGCCGGCACGACCTGCCACGAACAAGGAACTATTACCGCAACCGGTGGTGGCGGTGATATGACGATAGATAATACAAGTATAGCGTCAGGCCAGACGGTTAACATCACGGGCTGGACCTGGACTGAGCCGGGAGCATAATAGGTGGCTGAATACTCAGATTGGGAAATCCATACCGATACTAAAGCTCAGATGGATGCGGGGGCACGTGCCCTTGGCTTCACACAAGGTGACGGATTCCTCAATGGAGTCCGATACACCATCTACATCTATGGGACGAAGTATGTCTGGGATGGCACCTACGTTCCCGCACCAATCGGGGGCACCATGCGCAACATGGTTGCTCAGCCTGGATCGTATGCCATCCTTCGATGGTTTAGCCCGACACCATTCCCGCCAGTGGGAATGAATGTTCCTAATTATGTAACCATCGTTCCCCTGCCCGCTGATAGTCCGCACGTTTTCTCCTAACCTTCAAGGAGCCATAATGGCTTTACACTCAGCAGACTTCTCGATTGCCGGAGTTAACACGGCGGGGACGGTACTTCTAAATCTGAAGGCTTCTTCGACTGTCCCAATTACGCTTGTGGAGTTTGGCGTCTACTATGCCGTTCTCTCATCTACGGCTTACGATGTGGGCCTAGTCAGGATGAACGCTGTCGGGACAGGTACGATTACCAGCACGGCGGGCGCCCCACATGTTACGGGTGCCACGTCAACGGCAGTCCTTGAGACGGCGTGGGCGACGACTAAGCCAACGGTTACAGGCTCAAGATTCCGTAGAGCGGTTATGCCGTTGACTCTTGGGGCCGGCTACACATGGCCGTTTCCTCTTGGTGAGGGACCGCTAGCCCCTGTCTCGGGTGGCATCTGCTTCTACGGAATAGGTGCGAGCGGAGCCACTACGGGGACGCTTGCTGGCTATGTGACTTGGGACGAGTAGCGGCCAATGGCCCAGTTCGGTTCCCGTGGCTCAAGCGTAGGTCCAAACAGCTTTGTAGCTGCGCCTCAGTGGCAACAGGTCTGGCAACCTAACAACGCCACACTGCCTCCGAATTATGGGCGGATTCGAGAGCCAGTCACTGTTCCGCAAGTCTCATTCTTGGCGGACTGGGTCAGCACGACCACCCTACCTTCTCAGATAAGCTTCTCTAGGGCTTCGGCTCGCTATTGCGTCAACTCGTCTGGGACTCTGGCGTCTGTAGCATCTAACAGCCCTCGCTTTGATTATGATCCGGTAAGCCTCGCCCTTCGTGGCATGCTTATTGAGGGTCAGCGGACTAACTCGGCTACAAGTTCGGACGACCTATCAGCCAGCTGGAGCATTAGCACTCCAACGATGGCTTTCTCGTCCGGGGTCACCGGGCCGAACGGGTCGGCAAGCCAAAAGGTTCTTGAGGTTCCAGCAGGCGGAACTAATTCTCCCCGCTGGTTCCAAGGAATGTCTAGCGTCCCACACGTTGCGTCGGGCTATTACAAAGAAGTCTCGGGGAGCCAGAAGCGCTACGTTATCATTGCGGCAGGAGCCGGCAAGCGGGCCTGCTTCGATGTTGGGGCAGGAACTGTAACCGCGCAAGACTCAGGCGCCAATGCCACGATAACTCCAGCCGGTAATGGCTTTTACAGGTGCTCGGCCTACAACTCTGCGGGCATCGATTTCGCTGTCTATTCCCTTTCTAACAACGATTCTACTGGTGGGTTCGGTGCCGACACATACGGTCGAATTGACTATACGCTGGACGCATCCTCCGGTATGCACATTTACGGGCAGCAAGTCGAAGTCAATACGACCGGCTTGCCTAGTTCTTACATTCCTACTACCGCCTTTGCTACGGTAACCGTTAGCGCCGATCTGCTTAGCAGCACGGACGCTGGATTGCTTGGCTATAAGGGCTGGGTAATTGAGTCGGAAGGCGAGGCCTCCGGATTTGCGGAGACACTGCTCGGCATCAATACGGCGATTGGTCTTGGCTATAATTCAAGTGATCAAGCGACCACGGCAGACGGCGGGGCGCAATCAACAGTACAGGCGAAGCTTCCCGGGGGGCATAATCGCGGCGCTCTAGCTTGGGATACAACGCCTCGGGTTAGTATTGCCTTGAATGGTAGCCAGCCCACTACGGCGGCGAATACTCCTGCCACGCCCACGGCGCTCTACTTCGGCAATACCAATAACGGGGCGAGTGGCTTTCTTAACGGCCACATTAGGTACATCGCGGGGCTATCTACCCTAGTCAACTCAGATATGGCGGCTATCAGCCTTGCCGATGCTCCTCTTGTTACAGCTCCGCTGTCTGCGCTTAATGCCGTTTACGCCAACACCCTCGGGGCGCTAACTCAAACCCTTACGGGCACAGTTCTAGATCAGGCTGCGGTAGCTCAGACCTTAGGGGCTCTTGGTCAAACGGCAACCGACACTGTGACGGTCTCGGCTGTTGTGGCTCAAACCCTCGGGGCGCTAACTCAGGTTGCTACCGATACGGTTCTGGCTCAGGCCACTACCACCCAGGCACTCGGGGCGCTCGGGCAGGCTGCTGCGGCTGCGGCTGTGGACAGCGCTGTTGCGGCTGAGAC